GCAGGAGGCTGTCCTGTTGCAGGAGGCTGTGCTCCCATATCAGGGGGCATCATCATTGCCTTAGGGTCTGCAATGATTCCCTTTTCAATTTCTTTTTTAATTTGCTTATCAATATCCAGAATTTCACTATCAGATTGCCCTAAAATATGCTTCCTTACATATTCTGCTGAGAAATAACGACCAAGGTAAGGTTCCATTGCTGCAACCACTCCTAGTTTGTCATTCATTATTTCATTTTTCTTCAAATCAGCAAAGTGATTATCATATAAAAAATCAAATTGAATATGGTCCGAAAGAATTTCCCAATCTTCAGGTGTAACGATATTTTTAAGAATAAGTTGAGTCTTCAATAAATCTATAAAAATTTGAGAGAATCTTTTTCTTAATCTACCTACAAATCTAGTGAACTTAAGTTCATCTCTAAGGATTTCAGAAGAACGGCCAAGATTAAATCCACCTCCTGCATCTAGACGAGTTGATGGCACTCCTAATGACTTGTAAAGTTTCCTTTGGAAATACTCAATATCAGCTAGTTCTCCTAAGTTTTGACCTGCTGGAAGAGTAGTAACTTCTGTGCCTCTACCCCCATCTTTACGAGGCAACCAGTAGTCTTCAAGCATAGCCATATATTTTCTATCATCACGAATTTCACCAGTATCTGCGTTATATACTAGTTTATTCCGATAACGATTCATCACGTCTCTCATATATTGCTCTGCCTTAATCTTTGGAAGATTACCGACATCAATATAAAAGATTCTTTTTTCTGAACTTCTAGATAGTCTGTAAATAACAATACTATCTTCAATCATTCTTAATTGATTAAGTGATTTAATTGCTTTATGTAAATAAGACAATACATTTTGCCGATTCCTGTCCACTAATCCCGAGGTAACATATACAACAGAATCAGAAGATAATTTAATTGCTTGTGATTGAGTAAAACTAGTTTGAACACTAGATTGAGTTGACCTCTTACCTATATTTGGGTCATACAAATAATATTCTTCTATTTCGGGAGAGACATAATTTTGTTGCTCTGTATTTTGTTTAAGAAGCGCATTTACCTGCCTACTTAATGTATTCTGCTGTCCTACTTTTTTAAGTTTGCGAACTAATTTAATTTTAAGAGCGTCAATATATCTAATTTCTTTGATTCCATCGGAAGGTTTTTTTACATCAATTACTTTATGATAAAAAAGTCTCCCATCCACATACCAATTTCTAAAAATTTCGTGTGCTTTTTTGTCAAAGTCCATTGCCTCTTTGAGGTACTTGAACTCTTTTCTAATGATTTCTTTTAATTTGTCAGATGCTGGTAAATTCGATAGTTCAATTTCTATTGGACTATCATTTAAATCTGATACAATTGCTTCGTTGATTACGTCTTCAATTGCACTATCGCATTCTGGGTGTAGAGACATCTCTCGGTATCTTCTCACCAAGTCGGCTTCGTTTTTATAAACTCCTTCTATATCTACATATTGCCCGTAAAATCCACTTTGAACAAAATAATCTGATTTATCTTCATCATTACGAGGAACTGGAGAAAGAATCTGTTTAGATTTATCTTCCCCAGTTCCTTCAATTTTAAAACCAAACAGTTTAGCCATTAGTTATAATAAAATTCAAATATAGCATTATTTATGCAGTCTCGCCAGTACCCAGCATACTTGCATCAGACCCTGCTTCATATGTATCCCACCACTGATACTCAAATGTCACTGAGAATTCTTCAACTGTATCAACGGAATCATAAGATAATGCGATAGGAGTAATATCTGTAGGAAATGCCCCATAAAATTTATAACTTTTATGAATAGGAATTTGGTCCCCAGTTCCAGGAAGAGTATTAGCATTTTGCAATCCTCTACCTAACTGGTGAACTAACATATTTGTTTGATATTGAGTGGGAGTGATAACCCCTGCATTATCATCATTACGATTCATAAAATTCATCCACTTTTCAAATGAATTTCTTAGTGTAAAATTAGTATCGTTGATGACTGTAATGGTCCAAGGGGCAAAAGTTCTATCTCCAGAAACTTTTAGCTGTCTTCCTCTAAATGGAATGCTAATAGCACTTACAGTTGAACCTGGAAGTTCTGCACCTTTAACCATAAATCTAAATACTTCGTCAGTAACTATACTTAATCCTGCAGGAAAATATAACTCTACTTCAAAAAGGTTAGCTCTTGACCCGCCTCCCACTAATCTAGATTTAAAGTCAGTAATAGTTCTTGAATTGTATCCGCCTATTTGAGCCATTTTGAATCCTCCTTTTGAATTAAATTAAATTAGATTAAACCGTACCTACAATCTCAGAGAATGATACTCCGGTTCTTGTAGCAACAAATGTAAGATTGATGTAGTTAATAGACCTAGCGGGTTTGATATAGATATCAGCTTTAAATTGATTTGAATCAATAACATCTGGAGTATTATTACTTTCATCACAAACAATTTCGAAATCAGTAATACCTCTTTTTGCTTTAATATCACGGAGATATGGCTCAACAATATTTACAAAATTATTTCTTGTAATCACATCATTGAATTCAAATAATTGGGCTCTTGCTACTCTTCCAATTTGATTTTCAATAGTAAGGAATAGTCTACGAACATTAATTCTATCAAATGCAGATACAACATTAGACGCGGTTTTATCTCCAAATAAGATAATTCCTTGACCTGGGGAAGCAATAATTGGGTTTATTGCATTAGAGTAAAGCGAATCTCTTTGACTCTGGGATGGATTATATGCAAGTTTAATTGCATTATTAATTACACCTCGGTTTGCTCCTGCTGGAGAATACCAAGGATACTGAATAATTGAAGTTCTAGCCATTACTCCTGCAATATCAGAATTGCAAGGAAGGTATAAAAATTGACTATTAAATCTATCATAAGTATACTTATGACCACTATCAAATACAGCATAATTACTTGGAGTAACTCCAGCAAAGAAATTTATAATATTTGCTGTTTGTGTATTACTATCTGCTGTATTCAATACAGCTTCTTTTGGTGCAGATATAACTGCGATGCAATCCTTTCTAGTAGTTGCTATGTTGATTAATTCATTTGCCTTAGATTGACACTCTATTGAAGTAATTCCACCGGAAGGACCTGCAAGTAAGAAATCAATTTGATATTCTGCGGGATTTGAAAATACTTTATATCCAGTAACAATATCATTCAAAGTTACTCCATAGCTTCCTACTGTATTTGTATAATCAGTTCCACCCGCTAGAGAATACGATATATTTCCAACAGCTGAGAATGCAGTTCCTTGAGTTAAAGTCCCCCAATTATCAATAGCTCCTTTTGCATTAGAAGCTAGTCCATTAAATCCAGTGGCAACTCCTTCTTCAGCTTCTCCTACAAAAAGATAAGAAGAATTTTCTCCAATATAATTCTTATAGTAAATTTGTTGAGCAGGAGACAATTTGCCATCAATTGCTTTAGATAAATTTACAAATTTTTCTACAATATTTCCAGCAGTTCCAGTAATTGCTCCAGAATCATCAACTACTACGATATGGATTTCATCATTAGTAGAATTTCTTGCACGACCATATTCTGAAGTTTTTGGCTTTTGTGCAATAGATTTCCAATAAATTTTAGAATTATCTAAATCTAAAATTTGGTTATTATACCAATCTGAAGTAGTATATGAAGAAGTAGTCAATACTCCAACACCAGAATTATTTTTAATAATCATACTACCAGAGTTTATAGAGGTGATAGTATTCTCAGAGTAATCAACAGTAACATACTCACTAGTAATATTATTATACTTTGAAACTATTTTTACATCAATTAAAGACTTACCAACTCCGGTAACGATACCTTTTAAGAACCCAGTTTCATTAACAACAGTTCCTATTCCAGCATAGGTTGTATTAATTCCTACGGTGACTCCGTATCCAACAACTATTGAACTGGTATTGATACCACTTATAATTTGGTCCGCATATGCGTCAATAGTGCAAACTTTAAGTCCATTTCCCCAAGAACCTGGATTTCTTGAAGCATAGTACCAACCAGAATATCCATCTGAGTTTAAATTATAATCAACCGCAGATTTAATTTTTATATCAGTAGACCCTCCCCCAACTGCGGCATTAGAGTTGATTAATGCTCCAGTTAAAGTACTGTCACATCTTACAACTACTAATTCCCCACCATAGCTAAGATAATTAGTGGCAGATAACCAGTATTCATTTTGATTATTAGTCAAAACTGGATTTCCAAAAATATTCAATAACTCTTGCTCAGTTCTAACACTAACAGGAGTATTTACGGGACCTTTTTGGAATGGACCACATAATGCCGCAACCTGAGCATTCCCTGCTATTGTTCCCCCTACAGTTAAGTCAACTTCTCTTATATTAACTCCAGGGGATACTAAATTTACTGCCATTTGATTACCTCGTGAAGAAGTCTATTTATCTATTGGTATTTATAAAAAAATAAACTTTCCTCTACAAATAGTTCCACATATATGAAGTATCTTCCTTAGCATCAGCAGTAATCCAAGTATCTCCGTCATTATCAACAAAAATTTTTTCTTCTTCATTTAATCCATCTATTATAAATCCAAACGGTGTCATATCTTGTTCAATTTGGTCTTTCTGTTCTTCATATATTCTTTTACGAACATCATTGTTCGTCATCTCCTTAAAATATTCCTGAACTATTAGCCAAGAGAAAATTACTAGGCACATTGCAAGGTCATCATTATATCCATCATCTGCTTCAAAGGAATTATTTTTGCTGATAAAGGTGGTAAGCTCACTTATAATATCATAATCTCCTATTAACAATTTATCATCTTCTATAATAGTTTTGAGATTAGAACAGCCTACCCGTTTTACCAGCTTAGACATCTTTATACCAAATTGAGATTTTCGTCCTGAGAAGCCTTGCCCAACGACTTGACCTGCACGACCTCTCATAGAGCACATCAAAACATTATCATACTCTAAATCCATATGAAGCTCTTTTGCTACTTGCTCTCCAATATCATTCACCTCAATCAAACAATATGCGTTGTTATAAGACCTTGCAACTTTTTCAATAACCGTTGAGTATACAAAAGGTTTAATTTCATTATTTCTATATTTTCCTACTATTTTATATGGAATAGTAGTTATATCAAATATTATAAATGCGTGATAATCATTTTCAGTTCCTCTAGAAACATCAACTGTCATTAAATAATTATGGTCTTCTTTAGGAGCTTCATATATATCCAATCCTGCATTCTTAGTAATAGGTTCATCAAATATTAAAGTTTTAAGTTTTGATGCAGTGATTAAGGTATCAATAGAACCCAAAAAGTTGCATTCGAATTCCTGCTCGAACTGTTCCTTTGATGTGTTTGCAATAGTCTGTTCTTTCCATTTAGCATCTCTTCCTGGGACTTCAGACCAATGCACCTCTGTGGGAACATATTCATTTTTACCCCGTTCTGCATTTACCCACATCTTATAAAACATATTCATACCCTTGGGGGTAGAGATGATTATAACTTTTGTATTCTTACCTGAAGTAATCGTAGGATATACCGAACTAAAAAAGTCCTCTGCGATATTATTTTGAATGAACGCAAATTCGTCCAATACTAGAATATTATATGCGCCACCACGAACAGCAGAAGCAGATGTAGATGCCGCAATTATTTTTGAACCATTATCTAGTTCTAATGATGCTTTGTTCCATATCTTAACCCCGTGCTGCATCCATTTAGGGAGATTTTCATAAGCAAGTTGAAGCTTACCTAAAATTTCTTTAGCAGTTTGGGCTTTGTTTGCAAGAATAGCAATATTTACGTTGTCATTGAATAAGATATAATGTAAAATATATGAAGTAACAGTAGTAGTATTATGAGTAGGTATAAAAGTATTTCCACATAAGAACAAATGATCCTCAGAATCTACTTGTATGCACGCAACCGGCACACTAGATACTTTTTCTATTTTCTGTATGTAATGTCTTTGCTCGTGTGCTCGGGGAGTCTTACTGGAATTTATGTTATCTATTTTTCTTTGAAGACTGAATACTATTTCAGTAGAGGTAAATGCGACTGTATGGTAATATGACTCTTTTATTTTTTTAGCTCTAACTTTAGATTCTATTCCTAGTGAAGCTAATAATTCTACAAATTGTAAAATGAATTCGTGACTTTTTTGATAGAATTCAAAAGACCTAGTATTACGCTTTATTGACCCGTCAGTATCCATTAATCCACGAAGAAGCTCTAATCTATCTTCATATGAAGACCTCAAATAATCTAATGGTATATGTTTATTTTTTAGTAAGTTGTAGGATTTTAACTTTGAATATAAATCTTTTACTTTAAAACGAATACAATCATTTTCTGGTCTTTCGTGCTCTATGTCCATTTTGGACTTATAATGTAGATAATCATCTTTATGGGATATAATTCTTCCATCACGAGAATATCCATCCCCCAACCAAACCCCCAGAAGGTATGGATCAATATTTAAATTCTTTTTTGTAAAATTACAAGGATTTGATTTATTAATGTATAGCGGACCTTGAACTCCCTTACCTCTAATATTATCGGTCTTATTTTGATACCTATCAAAAATTTCACCTGATGTTATCACTTTTTTACCAGTTCTCCAATATGAACTATTCACTTCCCATAAATGGTCAGAATCTGCAATAATTTCTTCTCCATTATCAAAATATAATTTATAGCAATCGTGGTCATACATAGCCTCAGTTTTAAAAATTACTGAAACCGAATTTCCAGAGGGAGAGAGTATCTTATCTCCAACCTCAATATCTCCCATAGTAGTCCATCCATCAGGAGTGGGTATCGGAGTATCTAATGCCAATGCTTTTCCACACTGCCTAGGCATTTTACAGATATTAAATCTGTTCTTATGAAATCTTTGAACTAGTTTCTCCTGAAACTTCCTCATTTTAAAAGGAACTACCCCCTCGTCAACACTTACAATCTTCACATAATTTTTACAAAAATATATGGGGTCTTTACCGCACTTTATATACTCAGCAATTTGCTCTGAGGTAAATTCTAATCTCGTATTTGCTTTCTTTAGATGAGGATTACCTAGATACTGTTCAGAAGGGCTCATACTTATTTTACCTCAAATTCTTTCATATCCAGTGAAGTTAGTGTCTCCTGTTGCTTAAGATAAAGTTTCACATAGCACCTACAAATATTTTTTAGTAAATCAATATTAGTGCAAGATTCTAATTCTCTTGATATTTTTTCATATTCAAAAATTTTACTTAAATTGTCAAGTTCAATATTATCTGGGTTCATTAGTTTGTCCTGTAAATAATAATGGTTTTGTTGGATCTTTTAATGATGGTGCATATGAAAAGACCATTGCATTTGGATATATTTTTCTTATCTCAAATACAACTTCATCTTTGGTAGGTCTTGATGATTTAGGGAAAAATATCTGAACTGAAAGATGTTGACCTCTCCAATTTAATAAAACAGTATAAGTTGAACCACGAGATTGTATTACAGTATAATCTTCTTTTACATCTTTAAATTTTTTGTGTTCTTTTTTAGCTGATGCCTCCATTTTTTTCAAACGGGTATAATAATCAGGAATTTCACCAAGATGTTGAAGTGCAATCTTCATTGCTAACATTTTATCTTTAGTATGTTCGTGTTCAATAGGAACTCCTATTTTTAACTGGTTTTCAATAACAGAACTATCAAGACGATGTTTTTTTGCAATTGCATCAACTGTTTTATATGATTTTAATTTGGAGCAATTCTCCTTTCCATGAGAAGGACAATGTTTTCCCTCACCAGATTGGTTGCATATTGAAGAAGCTTCTAAAATAAACTCAGTAAAACTTTTCATTACATTTTTGACTATTTATCTTTTATAC